TTTTGAATATCCCATTCTAAACTTTTGATCTTAAAAACGATCTCTTCGACTGTCATATATTTTCTCCATGTATCTGTTTACAACATTATACAATAGAGATTCTTCAGTACTCGATTTCTTGTAGCAGTTCTTATAAGGTCTACAAGATGCCTTTTCTGAAAAGCCCATCTCATCACAGGTCTTAGATTCACAGTGTTCTTTGTCCCACTTGCGAGGCTCTTTGAACTCTGAGCTTTCTTTCTTCCACTTGCCACCTAGTCTTTTGTACTGAGCCAAAGCCCAGCCATTGGCATAAGCAGATGGGAATACTTTAAACCCTGAACCATTGTTGACAGGGTTCACAGTTTCTTTGCCCCTAGAAACAGGTGTCTTTCTCTCACCTTTTGCTAGGGATTGAATTTCAGACCAGAGCTTTTTGTCTACAGGAACATTCTTACTCATAACTTATAACCACCTTAAAAATAATCATATTTGAAGTAGAACTTCTTATAAACTTTCTATAAAGATCTTTAAGCCCACCATAGCTGAAAGTGATTTTTAAGATGTACATAGTTAAATTTGAAAACAAGAGCCTTACCTTCCAATCTTACTTGGAAGCTATCCTTTTTTCCAGAAACCTAAGAAAGGCATTCAGTATTGAAAAGATCTGAGCGTATAAAAGAAAAAATATCAATCATGTCTGTGCTTAGTGGATATGGTTATGATGTTATCAACGTTGAGAAAGAACAACAGTTCCGTTGTGACTTGCATGGTGATGGTTCAGACAACGCACCTAGTGCCAGAGCATACCCAGAGTCTAACTCATGGTATTGCTTTGCCTGTGGTAAAACGAGAGACTCTATATCTACTGTTATGGAGATAGAGGGAGTTGAGTTTAATAAAGCCTGTTATCTATTAGAGTCCAAGTACAACTTGACTCCTTGGGTATATAAAAAGAAAGAAGACATCTTTGAAGAAACAAGCCAAGATGCAGTTTCTGACATTGATATATTGAAGAAAAGAACTGAAATGACCATCAGTTATAAAATGAAAGATATACCTTTAGAAGATTCCCTTAAGCTCTGGGAAGCTTTTAATATGCTTTCCTCTCACCCCGAACCAAAAATGGGTCAGTGGAAAAAATTGTACTTAAAAGTTGTAGAGTCTTGATATAGTTTTTATCTCCTCTAGTATAATAAAGGAGGAGATATGACTAAAAAAAGATATGAATTCAGAGAGCAAGAAAGAGCAGATCTTAGGATTATAAAAAAGATCTTCACTATCTATGGCTTTTCTAAGCCTTCACAAGATGTTCTGGAGAAGGTATCTCTGGTATATCAAAAAAAAGGTGGGTCTTGGGCTGCCTTTTTTGAAGGAAACCCAGATCATATTGTTTTACTTAAAAAAATAATTAAGAGCTATCTGAAAGCAATTAAGAAAAGGAAGAGCAAATGAGTGAGGAAGATATTATTGGGAAAGTTCAATCAAGATCAAAAGCAACCACTAGAAAGTTTGATCTCAAAGATATGAAGTCCAGAGTCAAAGTTGCTATGACTACAAATGGAACTATGATGGGCTCTGGGGGAAACTTCTACAGTCCTGAATTGTCTACCGACTTTTTAGAACTACCCCAAAGCCAAGATGAGCAAAGAAACTATTTTAGATTCTTCTATAGAACAGACCCCTTTGTTGGTCAAGCTGTTGACCTGCACACTGAATTGCCTCTTAGTAAAATCAGACTTGGATTACCAAAAGCTAGAAACCATGAAATGGCCAATGAAGCACTCAGATTCTGTGAGAAGTGGGCTAAAAGAACAGGTCTCTTGCACAGACTCATAGAAATCCTCCATGAATACAATCTCTTAGGTGAAGTTTTTGTGTTCTGTGAAGATAATAACCCTGATATGCCTAAGTCTGTTACACATAAAGAACGAAATGTACTTAGGGAAGATGGCAGTGCTGCAACAGAGTGGGAAGAATACTCGGATTCAAATGTTAGAGCTTACAGATGGCTCAAGAAGAACTACAAAGGCTGGACAGGTCTAAGAGTCCTACCTCCAGAGCAAGTTCATATGGAAAGCTTTCCTTTCACAAGTGAAAAAATTATAGAGCTTATACCTGACAGTAAGACTAAAGACATTGTAGAAAGAGCAACTTTACAAGACCCCTCTGCATTAAGGGTTGTAGAGTCAATGCCTGAAGATGTTGTAGAAGCAATTAGAGAAGGTAGAAACATCAGACTAAACACAGATCCAGATCAAGGGTCTTTTGTTTACTACATGGCTCGTAAGAAATCTCAATATGAACCCAGAGGACACTCAATGCTTGAGCGTTGTTTAAGGATCTTGGTTTACAGAGACAAACTCAGACAGGCACAAACCTCTATCGCTTCAAGACACATGACACCTATTCGACTTGTCTATGCAGAGGATATGGATGCTGCTGATGTTGAAGCATTGAGAGAACAAGTAGACATTGCTCTCCAAGACCCAGACTACTCAATCATTGCCAACTTCCAAGTTTCTTGGGAAGAGATGGGTGCTGATTCTCGTCTGCTTGAACTCTCTGGTGAGTATGATATGACAGACCGACAAATGTATGCTGGTCTTGGTGTCACAGAGTCTCTTCTATCTGGAGAGTCAAGCTATTCTGGAGATAGAATCAATCTTGAAGTCATCAATACACGTTATATGCTTATGAGAGAAGTCCTCCAAGAAATGGTAGAGGAAAATATCCTAAAGCCTATGTGTAAGCGTATGGGCTTCATCGAAGAAGATGAAGATGGGGAAGAGATAGTTCTACACCCAACCCTTAGCTTTACTCGCCTTGGGCTTCGAGACAACCAAGATACATTTGATGCTCTGTTCAACCTTTACCAAAAAGGTTCTTTGGACATTGATGTTATCTTAGAGCTTCTTAATGTAGACCCCATCTCTACCAAAGCTAAGTTGGAAAGAGACATGTGGACTCTTAACGATTCTCAGTTTAACGAGGTACTTAGAGGTATCTATGGTGAAGCTGGTCGTATGCTTGCTGAGAACACTGAAGTTATTGAAACAATAGCTAAGAATCTATCTCTCAAATACAGCAAGCCTGCTGAAGAGGGTGGCAGGTTCTAAAGTAAGCCCTTAAGTGCTCTGATCTTGTTGCTTAAGGTTCTTGCTCCTGTGTGGAACAAGAAATCCTTTGCATTTATGATTATCGAACTTCGGAAAAAGGTTTCACCACCATTTTCTAGTGAATAAACATAGATGTCTACCCAGATTCTTGGGGGGTATGCTGCATTAGGTTTATCCTCAAAGTTCATCTTATGTAGTACTTTAGCTACTTTGAAGTTTGAGTAGTTAGCTGAATCTCTCCTCTCATAAAGAGGGTCTTTTGATTCAAGCTGTTCTGCTAGCTCATCTGCTCTATTTGAGTATTCATTGATCAACTTAATAAGTTGAGCCTTACTCATCTTTTTAGACTTGCTAGGTGGTTGAGGAATGCTAGCATATTGGTCATGTTGGTATTCTACTTCTATCATTTTTCAGTCCTTTATCTTTTCTATGTGTTATAGAATTTTAGATAAAGAAACTAATAAAATACTAACCCTGACAGCTCATACATTCATCAATGTCATAATCCTTCAATGCCTTACGCTCAATCTTCTCACTAACCTTGTCAGCAACTACACCTGCATTGGTTCGGAGATAATACAGACCCTTGAGCTTCTTCTTCCATGCTGAAAGGTGAACAGCGTTCACATAGTTCTTGTCTGAACCAGCAGGGAAGAACAAGTTTACAGATTGACCCTGACAGACCCACTCCTGTCTTACAGAAGCGTGTTCCACTATCCACATCTGGTCAATCTCAAATGCTGTCTTAAAAGTATTTTTCTCAAAGTCACTTAAATACTCTAAATGTTGCACAGAACCTTGAGCTAAAATAATAGACTGAACCTGTGAGTCAATCCACTCTTGCTTATCTTCTTCTGGACTATGCTTTTCAAGCACAGCCATTAGATGCTTATTAAACTGAAGAAAAGAACCTGCTCTGGTTCTATGTGTGAAAGCATTTGACTTCCAAGGTTCAATGCTTGGGCTTGTATCAAGAATAATAGCTGAGTTAGCATTTGGAGCAATAGCAAGCAGGTGGCTATTTCTCATGCCAGATCCAATACCATCAAGATACTCACCTTTGATTTCTGCTAGACGCTTTGAAGAAGCAACTGCCCTTTCCTTAATGGTTGAGTAAATCTTACGATTAGCTGAAACAGCAAAGACAGACTCAAAGGGAAGACCCTTCTTTTGGAGGTAAGCATGGAAACCCATAGTACCCAGACCCAAAGACCTTTCTCTCTTGGCACTGTAGATAGCTTTCCCTAACTGAGGGGGAGCATTCTCAATGAAGTACTGTAAAACATCATCAAGAAACTCAATCAAGTCTTCAACAATAGTTGTGTCTTTCCACTCATCAAACATCTCCACATTAAGGCTTGAAAGGCAACAAACAGCAGACCTACCTTTACCTGTTGGGAGATGAATTTCATTACAGTTGCCTGTAAGAACACCATTAAACACCCCCATGTGTCTCTTCGGTTCGTTGAAACAATAAGTGTCTGCATCCTGTGACTTAGAGACACTAAGGACACGAACAAACCTTGAAGCTGACCTTTGTGGCTTGTGCTCCTTCAAGACTAGACGATGAGTTTCCAAGCCCAATCCAAGTAGCTTTTGAGTATCGTTAGAGTTGATTAAGATCCTCCATGCTTCCTTACAACGATACTCACCACCCCTCTCCGAGCCAAAGTTTACCGTTCTCTCAGGCATGAAGTCTGACACTCTGGGCTGAACTCCAAGTGTATTTAACATGAGACACAGATCGGTGAGAAAGTCTCGATTTGTAGACGCAAGCTGTAAGCTTTGATTTAGCCCATTCCTAGCCACGCAACCATCTGCATCTAAGAGTCCCGAGAGCCACTTTAAGCGAGTGCTTAAGGACATACCAAGAGGCACTTCGTACTTTGCTTTGATTTCGGACTTGTCATGGAGAACTGAAAACCGATCCGATTTAGAACCTGTGTGGACTCGACAAAGAGGTGTGGCGACCCTGTCAAGTAATGCCTTCTTCTTACCGTAAAGATAAGATATTGGTTGATGGAGGTGGTTGTATGTCCCGTCTCCTGTGAAGAACCCACAAGAATAAGCGTTCTCCCAATCGCCCCTACCCTCAACCACAGGCATCTCAAACTTCAAGAGCTTTGTGGAAGTGGTTAAATCTTTGGCCTCTGCCACATGACCCTTATGGTCATAAAACTTGTGATAAGGTGTTGTGTAAAGAGTAGTCCCATTGTCAAGAACAACCTCAAGGATCTCTTGATCTTCTCCTGTTTGGACAACGGTGGTCATAGACCATTCTTTTCCGTTCCAAACCTCAACATCTTGATTATCCAAAGATGAGATCTGGAAATAACCATCACGAGTAAGTACTTGTGTGTCACCTCGAACACAAAGGTTTGAACCATGAATCTTCAAGCCCTTATCTTTGAGAGGTTGAGGTAGGTGTCGGTTCGCCTCGTCAATGAAGTTAAGATAAGGTTCTCCTGTCCTAAAGCGAACCTCAAGGATTCTTTGCCAAAGCTCACGAGCATCTACTGTATTACGAACAGTCTTGTCCTTAGGGTCTACAAGATCCCACTTATCACCAGCCATAACTGCACTCATGAACTCATCAGTCAGATTTACTGCATTGTTAAGATTAAAACATTTCCTAGCTGGGTCTCCACCTGTTGGCAATCTCAAGTTCAAGAACTCAATAATGTCTGGGTGACTCACATCCATATATGCTGCATAAGAACCCTTTCGAGTTAATCCTTGTCTGTATGCAACCATATCTGAATCAACAGTCTTTAAGAAAGGAATAGGACCAGGAGATTTCTTGCTCACTGAACGAACATGATCCCAATGGCCTCCTACTCCACCACCCATCACAGACATCCATCTTAATTCTTCCGTGTGTTCAATCAACCCTTCTACTGTGTCTTCTACATACGAGAGAAAGCAAGAAATAGGCATACCTGAACTTTCAGCATTAGATAGAATTGGAGAGCTAAACATAAACCAGCCCTTACAAGCATACTCATATATTCTTTGAGCCAACTCCTTGTTCGGTGTGTATGCAAAAGAGGCTCTTTTAAAAGCATCTTCAACAGAAGCATCACTATCTTTCATGTAATAAGATTTCAACAAAGAATTTGCGTGGTCTGAGAATTGAACCTTCATTTCATATCCTTCGCCCACTATAACCTTGTGGGCTTCATTTAAATGTTTCTTAAGATTTCTGACTTGAATTTGCTCCAAGGGTTTCGTGAACCTTTCAGAACAGAATTCTCTGAGTTATATAGAGACTCTATTAAAAGAATAATTCTTTCAAGACCCAATGACTCAACTTGAGGCTTTAATATATTTTGTACCAACCAAGGGTTCTTTCCTAAATCATTTGCAATCTGATCGGGTGTATATTTTTCTGCAAGCAAAACACCTACGTCAAATAACTGTCTTAAAGTGTAGAACAAAAGACCATTACAAACAGCCATCGTTTGATCTGTTGAACTACTCTTTTCTATCTTGGCACATACCTTAAGAAATCTTCTCGAGTCTCTGCTTATGATAGAGTCAATCAAATCAGAAGACTCTGGCCCTGTCAAATCCCCCAAGTTCCCTGCAATGGTTCGTGGAGTAATATCTTCCCCCTCGCTTGACATGACATATTTCAAGACCTCAAATCGAAGGACACCAAGATCTGTACCTACTTTTGAAACAACAGCCTTTGAAAGATCTTTCGAAATCTTCTTCCCGTGCCTTTCTACATAGTCTGATACAAACTTAGCACACCAATCTAATTTCTGATTGTCGTATTTAGGCTCTGTAAAACATTGAGACATATAGCCTGTTAACATCTTCGGCAATTTATCCTTGTCATAACATACAAGAACCTCACAACCCCTTGTATCTTTCAAGTAAGCACTAAGACCTTTAACTTTCATAGGGTTCTTAACAAAAACTAAAATAGGGCTTGTGTCAAACAAACCAGAGCTGAAACACTCTTCCAGAGAGAGTTCACTCTTTGGGGAAAGATCTCTGACTTCATAACCATTCGCTCTGTATTCTTCAAGAATCTCTTGAGATCTAATCTGGATATAACTCTTTGAGTTCCCATGTAAAACCATTACTGACATTTCAGACCCCCTAAAAAGAATCCATACAAGGCTATTTGACTTACTCTAGGTCTTCTTAAAACCATCTTCAGATCTTCTGTATACAAATCTACTTCTTTCTTATCTAAAACAACTTCCACATAAGCTTCAAGAAAAGCTCTGTATTGACCTGTATCGACTTTTCTTAGTGAATCCGATACAACCACTAGGTTTTTCTCTAAAAGTCCTTTTAAGAGCGTTTCTGCTAACTGATATAGTTCATGTTGACCTACAAACTGATAATGAAACTGTTCACCACAGCGTGATCTAATAGTTGGAGGAACAGAACCATAATCTCTAGCCCACAGAATTAACTCTGGAGAACCCTCAAGAGGTTCTTCTATTCTTTTCAACAGAATATCTAAAGTTGAGGGATTAGCTTCATCAAGAGGACCAGCAACTATTACAGGATTCCTAATAGGCCATACTTGTGAATAAGTAGCTACAAGATCTCTCACAGCATCTGCTTTTAAATCCTTATAAGGTGGCTTAACAAGATTCTTATCTTCTAGCAGCTCTCCTAAAGCTGTTTCTACTCCACTCCCATGATGTATAACAATCATCAATCTCTCTCCTTTTATTTTTCTTTGTTCAACCCCTCTTATAAATTTTCTTGCACTCAGCATGAATTATTGTATAAAGAGAACCAGCCCTCTCAACTCTTACAGGTAGAGAGGTAGGTAATACCTACTAGGTGGGATAAGCTACTTGTTAGTACGCACCTAGCTATCAAATAACTGTTCATACGCTATGAAGGCTTATAGGTATCCTCTAAAAATAAACTTTAGAGGATATGCTTTCTGGGAGAAGGTTAGTCTCATTACTCCGTTGAGATATCTGATAGGCAACTATCTCTAACTAGTCTCTTCTAGTATCTACAAAGATAACATTACTTAAGTATATATCTATTAGAGGATGTAAGACTCTAATAGTTTGAGTAAAGGTTAGTAAGATACTTGTATCGTCTAAGGTTTACGAAAAAAAAGAAAACATAATCTAGTTCTTCTTCTACAACTAATCATATAACACATACCAATACTAATATAGCTTCAGCTAATAGTAGTAGTTCTAATACAACTCATACAACAAATGGTTTTACAAATATGATAACAACAACTATTCCTAAAGATAGTCTTCTAAAACGTATAGAATCTGATTCTATGACTAAAGATTTCTTTAACTCCCTTAAGAATGAATTAAGAAAAGTAAGTCTTCCTGTGTATAGGAAAGACTTACATGAGAGATTGATTCAAGTAGTTACTCAATCTCTGAATGATAGAGCATATGGTTTGATTGCTCATCAAAAAGATGAAATAGATCTGGAAGAAAATAAAGATACTGCATGGCAAGATGTAAAAGTTTATGTAGGAGAAATAGAAACAGATGTTGTTGAGTTAGCTCTCAACTACCTGTTGATGATTCCTCAAGATATAAACTACTTGCTAAACTACTACGTTAAAGGTGCTGATGAGTATTCTATCAAAGATGAGTTAATAGAATCACTGAAAGCTATCCCTGTAGATAAAACTCCTTATGAAGATCTGGTTGATCTACCTGCTATTAGTTGGGTGAGTACAAGCAACTCTTCTCTGTATGTTAAATCTGCAATTGCTTTCTCTGATAGTAATGAGTCTTTTCAAACCAAAAGTGGATACAAGTTTTCTGCGAACGAATCAAAAGTAGGTGGTGTCCTGATTGTTAACTTTGAAAAGATGAATGGTCAGGAATGGGAAGTTTCAAAAGATCACTTTGAAAGGTATTTAGGAACTAGAAATCCTATTGCTGTTCATCTAGTATCTGAACCAAATCATGAAAGTACCTTTTCTCTTGCTAGACTGTATGCAAAAGATATGTCAGATCTGAAAGAGAAGATAGAGTTTATTCAACTCGGACTCGGAGAGAGTCTTGGTTTCGAGTTTGATATTAGTGTTGATAGAAACTACTCTTTCAAAGCAGAGACTTCTGATAGCTTCAATCTGGAACTCTCCAGAATGGGAGAAGCTATGGATATAGGGATTAAGACTCTTCTGTATGCAAGATCAAAAGAAGTCACTACTAAGAAAACTAGAGTGGCCTCAAGAAAGAAAAACGCTCAAACACCTTTCTATGGAAAAGTGAAGAAATCAAATGGTGAATACTATAAGATCACATATATCTCTGGAGGTGAGCCAGAATGGGCTTCTTCTGTTAAGAGAAATAGAAAAGAAGTAGACCCCAGATATTATTCTTCACACTATAGGAGAGTGTGGGTACTTAAAGAGTACTTAGATACCCATGAAATTCCTGATTGCCAAGTCTTAGATCATGATTCAGCAAAAGGCAGAAGAAACAAATATGGGGATTTGGTTTATAAGGAACGATTTAGAATAGCGATTAAAGTAGAGGGGTCAGACCCTGTTTTGACTGTAAAGAGGCTTAAGTGAATTTTATGACATATGCGATTCTTGTATTGCTTGTTATCTTAATCTTATTGGTAACAAGTGCTGTTGTTTTTTGCTTCATGGTTTTACACCAGCATCACAAGTATATAAACGGCAAATATTACAGCAGAGAAGAAGATTAAATTAAGAGGAGTCCAAGTCAATCCTATAATACACATAGAATAATGAGAAAGGATATTGATTTGGATAACTTAAAAACAAAAATTGAAACGATTCGAGAAAAAGGTAAGATTACGCAGATCACTGCAAGTCGTATAGTGAAAGTACCCCGTAATGGTGGTGATGTTTTCTTATCTATGGTGTCAAACTATGACGAGGGTCTCTCAACAGATGAAGCAAGGATTGCTTCAAACCTGTTGTCTTTAGAAGTTAATGTGCTAGCTTTTAGACAAGCCTGTGCATCAGGTATTATTTCTGTTAATGAAATGAACGAAGCGGTTGCAGGAACTAAAGCCAACTACAAACAACTCTTGCTTGCAGGAGAAAAGTAATGATGATGGAGAGAGCTATGATTACACAAGAGTACATTGATCGCATATATACAAAACTATCTGAAATGGATGTACAGCTAGATGCTGACCCTATTGAGTTTGGTCCAAGTAGACTAAACTATAAAGTTAGTGAAGTTAGAGGATTTCTCTCTGCCACAGAGAAGATCTTTATGGAAGTAAGTCATAACCAGCAAAAGCTAAAGAGATCTCTGCTTGTAAAGCAAACTGAATATACTCTCGAGCAGACTCAGCTTATTGCAAATGACCCTCATGTTAGGTCTGGTAGAAGTCAAAAAGAACGTGAAGCTCTAGCAGCTACTCGACTAGTACATATTCAAAGTAAGATTAATGACTTTAGTCTCTCTGTACACGACCTTGAAGACCTGCTTGTTGTTATCAAAGCAAAAAGGTCAGACTTAAAAGACATTCAAGGCCGACTCAGAGATCAGCTTAAGCTTTGCCAAGAGCAAATTGCTTTAGGTCAACGATGGGGGTCTAAGTCGTTTAATATTAACCGAGAATCAAGCACTGGCTTAAATGATATTATAGATAACTTTGTTTCTCAGGGAGTTGAAAAAGAAGAAAATACCTCTGGAGAGGAGATTGTCAATCTTCTATCTTCTACCAAGAGAAAAGAACTACCTACAAATAACACCGCATCTATTGCTGTGATTGAAAAGATTTCATTAGATAAGGTCAACACAAATGTTGATGATGTAAACCTAGATGAATTATTTGATGAATGGACATAATTTATGCTTGCCATCACCCTATAATGAGTGTAGATTACTTCTTGTTGTAGTAGGAAGAGTTAGAAAAGGTAGAGAGGCTTCACAGCCCTCTGCCTTTTTTTATGTCTAAAAAAAACTCAAAATTTAAATCTGGCTTTAGGGATTTAATTTCATTGAGGAATAATGTAAGGATAATGATCTAGCTTCTGCTAGACCTTATATTGATTTTGCTAGTATTGTTACCAACTCTAAAGTGCAAGAATATTGTTTCAAAGATTTAGAGTTATTAGCACACAGGTAAGATGCCTTTAAAGGCAGTATTAAGCAGCTTTGTTTTGAGCTGTGTTCATCAAAAGGAAAAGATATATGTCAGGATTAACAAGTTTCAGTAAAGCATTTAAACCATTCCAATACCCTTGGGCTATGCAGATCAGTGAAGAACATGAAAAAATCCATTGGGGTACTTGGGAAGCAAAGCTTCAAGATGATGTAAACCAATGGAAAGGTCAAGGTCTTACAGACCAAGAAAGAGATTTCATTACTCAAATCCTAAGAATCTTCACCCAGAGTGATGTTGCAGTCGGTGGCAACTACTGTGATGTTTTTATTAAAGAGTTTAAGAACAATGAGATTAGGAATATGCTTCTCTCTTTCGCAAATAGAGAGGGTACTCACCAGAGAGCATATGCTTTACTTAATGATACTCTGGGTCTTGCAGAAAAAGAATACTCCGCATTTCTCAAGTTTGATGAGATGCGTGAGAAGATTGAATTCATGACAGAAGCTCCTGAGGGTCTGGGGAAGGCCACTCACCTTGCATTTGAACTTGCACGTTCTGTCTGCAATGAGGGCATGAGTCTCTTCTCTGCTTTTGTTATGCTGCTCAACTTCCAACGCTTTGGGAAGATGAAAGGCATGTGTGAGATTGTTGAATGGAGCATTAGAGATGAAAGCACTCATGTAGAAGGTATGACTAAGCTCTTTCAGGAATACTGCAAGGAACACCCCAGAGTTGTGACAGATAAGCTCAAGAGCTACATCTACACAAACTATGAAAAAGCCGTTGAGCTTGAGGATGCTCTTGTAGATCTTGTTTTCCAAGGTGTAGAACTTCAAGGTCTCACCTCTCAAGAGGTTAAGACTTATGTTCGATACCTTGCAGATAGAAGACTCCTACAACTCGGACTCAAACCTGTCTTCGGTCAGAAAAATAATCCCCTAAAATGGCTCGATTGGGTCGTAAGTGGTGATAGCTTTAAGAACTTCTTTGAGGGGGTTGTCTCAGATTATTCAAATAATGGTCTTTCGGGCGAGTGGGATTGGGATAAAATCACAGCATAGTGGGCATTTTAGGATTGACTAAATCTTAGCACTCAAGTACACTTTTCAATAAATACTTTGAAAGGGCATTTGAGATGGCTAAAGGTTATTATGTTTATCGTCAGTTTAACAAGAGGACAGGCGAGTATTACATCGGCAAGGGTACTTACTCTGATCGAGATCCAGATGGAAGTAAGTATCAAGGCTCTGGCATCTTGCTTTTGCGTAAGATGAAAGCTCACCCTAATGAGTTTGAGAAAGAAATCTTAAAGGAGTTTGATGAGGAGAGTGAAGCTTACGCTTATGAGGCAGATATTGTGGGCGAGAAGTATATCGGTGGTGATGACCACGACCCACTTTGTTTGAACATGAACAGTGGGGGTATGGGTTCTTCATCTAACGCTTTGA